TATGCGCGTTGACCATCGAGAGATCAGCGAACACGTCGCCAAGCTCGAAAATCACCTCGGCGCGCGTGCCGGTCACATCAGGCCGGAAAAACACCGTCATCTCTGGCAGCGCCGGGATGCGGCAGACGACGCACCGCTGGGTGAACCGCCCGGCCGGGTCGACGTAATTGTCGAGCACCGTGCCGGCGTTCTCGTGGTAGGCGAAATCGAGACCGCTGTAGTGGATCGTCGCCGTCAGCGGGTAGGAAGCCGGCGCGGGGCCTTCGCCCGGCACCTCTTGCAGCACCAGCGTCCGCACGCCTGTCGGGTTGATATTGACGACGAAGCCCTTGGTCGTGGTGTTCGTGGTGAAGACATGCGCGGTCGCCTGCATGAAGCCCGCGCCAGCGGCGGTCATCGGGCCGAAGCTGCCTGAGATGATGGCGATCGGCGGCGCGGAGGCGCCAATGCCCTCGGCCGCCAGCGGGCCGAACACGCCGACCACAGAGCCGTCCCCGACCTGTCCGCCGGTAACGTCTGCCGCCAGAGCGCCGAAGGCGCCTACGCCGTCCCCGACCGCCGCCATGCCCCCACTGGCGTCCGCCAGCAGGGCGCCAAAGCTGACCGACGCGTTGACGAAGTTCTCGCTGATCGTGCCGGCGAACACCGCAATGGCGGTGGCCTGATCCCAGCCGGTTTCTGGCCACGTCCATTGCGGATTGACCGGCACCGCCGCCGACTGGAACAGATAGGCGAGCGCGCCACCGGAGGTGATGCCAGACTGCGGCAACGTCCGATCGGCGATGGTAAAGCCCGAATCGATGGCCAGGGTGGATATGCCGTCGGCGTTTTGTATGCCGCAGACGATGAGCGCACCGCCCTGCGAGGGAACGACAGCGCCGGGCTTGATCGACGTGACGCTCTGCGCCTCGAACCCGTTCTGGCTCTGAAGCGGCGACGGCGGCGAGCCACGGAACGCGGCGACCTGGATCGCGCCATAGAACGATGAGCCGTCGGTTGGCCCCCAGGTAAAGGTATGCCCAGGACCGACCGTGCCACCGCGCACATAGTAGAGCCGCTCGTAGGCGCCAGGACCGCTCACGACGTTCAGCGGCGTCCATGTGTTGGAGTAGAAATCGGTCAGCGCCGCCTTGCTGGAGTCGGCGTATTGCGTCGTGTTGACCACCAGAAGATCGGCGCCGCTCGTGTCGATGGCTGGCGTGGTGCCTTTCGTGACCATCGCCCCTTGCGTGTGCGCGATGATCGCATAGCCCGGCGATGAGGCGGTGCCGACGCCGACCGCAGACAGCGCACCGAAGATGCCGACGCCATCGCCGCTTGGCGTGATCGTGTCGGTGCCCGAGGCGGCCAGCGCACCGAACTGTCCGACGCCTGTGCCAACCACGTCCATGTAGCCGCTGGCAGTCGCGGACATCGCGCCGAATAGGCCGTCCACAGTGCCGGACATGCCAGAACTGCCGAGCGAGAACACCGCGATGGCCGTTGCGGCGTCGGCATCATTGAACCAGCCCCAGAGCGGATTGACCGCCGCAGCCGTGGTCTGGATCACATGCGCCAAGGCACTGGTCGTGTCGACGCCGGCTTCGCCAAGCTGCGAATGGATCATCGTCATCGGCGAGCCGATGAACGGCGCGTCGGCCCACCACCGGGCGGATAACGCCGCGATCACCAGCGAGTTAGCGTTGGCCGGGGTGACGGACCCGGTGTTCAGTTGGGAGGCGTCAACGGATGTGACCGCGCCGTTCTCTTGGTCAAACGGCCCTGCGCTCGGTCCGCTATACCCGGCGACGTGAATGGCACCCTGGAATGTGCCGCCGGTCAGGGTGAATGTGTGACCCAGACCGACCGAGCCGCCTTGGCAATAGTAGAGCCGCACACCCGAAGCAGAGGAACCCCGCATGGTCAGCGGCGTCCACGTATTGGTTTTGCTGTCGGTGAGTGACGGTTCGCCGGGGCCGTCCGTTCGCCAGTGAGCCGCCACGATCAGCAGCGTGACGCCCGTGGTGTTGATGCCAGCCGTCGCGCCTGTCGTGGTCAGCGTCTGGTAGGTGTTGACCAGCAGGGAATAGGCCATGCGTGACTGCCCCTACAGGCTGGTCTTAGACCGCTGGCAGCTTGTGCTTGAAGCTGCTGATGGTCGACGGCACGGTGGTCGCGAACGTCGTGGTGGTGAGATTGATGTCGGCGCCGCTGGTGCCCACGGTGTAATCGCAGACCGGCGTGGTGCCATCGCTCTTGAAGCTGCGCGCGTAGCCGCCCGTGCCGTTGGCAACCGGGGTGACGGTGTTGGACGCGAGCGTCGCGGTCGCTTCCATGTTGCTGCTGACGAAGGTCGGCGCGCCGAACGCCGTGCCGCTGAACGTCCAGGTGGCCAGCTTTGTCCCTGTCGCGCCGGCCTGCGGTGAGGCCGGGATGGTGCCGGTGTAGATGCTCAATGTGCCGCCATTGAGCAGCGCGTTCATGGCGTTCAGTCCGGCGGTGGCGGTCGCTTGCGCAGTGTTCATCGGGGTCAGTTCCTTGTCAGGTTCAGGCTGATGAGACCGTTGATCGGCGTGCCGGATGTCGCGGTGATCGCTGCGGTCACCGCTGCGCCCTTGGCGGCGGTGTTCAGCGCCGTGGCGTTGACGCGGGTGACCGCTGCCCCGTGCGAGACCACGACGCCACCGAGGCCGGTCACAGTCGTGCCGTTGATGGCGATGGTGGTGGTGAAGGAACCGGACCCGGTGCTGGAAAACAGGTTCACGTCCATCGAGTTGATGACAAATCCCTCTGGCATCGACGGTGACAGGAAGATCGTCACGTTGTTGACCACCGGGCCGACCAGATTGCAGGTCATGGTCGCGTTCATCAGCCCAAGCAGATTGAGCGCAGCCAGACGGTTGGCCGCCGCCGGCACCCCGGTCGCATCGAACCCAATGATCGTATTGGCAACCGAGGTGAGGATCACCGCCGGCTGCGATGATTTGTCGAACCCGACGAACGAATAGGGCGTCCCCGTCAGAGCCGCCGCGTCGGTCAGATCATCGATCGTGCTCGCGCCACCGCCCGTGCCGGCGGGGAATGACGATGCCAACAGATTGACGTTCTGATCCTCGATCGGCAGCGTGGTGTCGACTGCTGGGACCAGCAAGGACCCCTTGAAGGCGACTGTATCCAGTTCGGAGAACGGCTTATTGACCATGTCGATCTCCTACGAGGGCACCAGAGGCAGAAGGTCAGGGTTCTTGGTCGCGCCGGCCGCATAGTTAATCGACGCTGGCTCGGGGACTGAGGTGTATTGAAGCGAATGGCCCGTATTCACGACCATGTTGCCATCGGGGCCAATCATGTAGTCGCCGGTCATGCCGGCGATCGCTGTCGCATCGTGCGCCCAGGTCGAATTGTTCCTGTTGACGATCAGCCCGGCCTGCGGATGGCCGAAATAGATGTGATTGCTCGGGTCGGAGCAGTCGAACTTGTAGTCCGATGGCGTCGCCGGCCAGCCCGCCACCGCCTTCGCGCCTTGTATCCACCAGACCGAGCCGAAACTCTCGCTCCGGTTCATGTAGAACGAGCAGTTGGTGAACACCGGGGACGATAGCGGGATGCCAGATATGCGCTCGGTGTTGTAGCCCATCGCGAGCGAGGTGCTGGTCGGCTCCAGTGTGGTGAATGTTCCGTTGTTGACGATGCAGGTTCCGCCGTCCGGCCTATCAATCCATTTGCCCGAGTGGTTCCGCGCCCAGCAGCCGTTGACGTTGAAATAGCGCGACCGCGATTTCATGCTGTTGCCGCTGGTCGGCGGGCTGACAAGGATGCCCGAGCCGTTCCCGCCCTGGTAGCTTAGACCATCGTTGGCGGCGCGCATGGGAGGCGCCGCGTGCCATGCAGCCCAGTCGTTCAGCGCGCCGTAGAAGTTGCAGTTGATCACGTTGCAAGTCATGCAGTTGATGTAAAAATCCGACGAGAACCCGTCGCCGGCGCCTCCGTTGGGGAGTAGGTAGCCGAAATCGCAGTCCTCGATGGTTATCGTCAGGAAGCGGGAATTTCCGGTGCAGTTGGTTTCATCCTGTGCGGTGCCCTGGGCATTCCAGAATTGCGCGAAGATGCCGTTCTCGTTTGCGTCGAACGCGCAGCGGACCAGATGGATCGTGCCGGGCGATTGGAAGTTCATCCCGTAGACGCCGGCCTCGCCGTCGCTGTCACAATCAGCACCGCCACACCACATGAAGCGAATATCTTTGACAGTGACTGGCGACTCTGCCCACACGAAGCCCTGCCCATGCAGCAGACGGAACGGCGAGTCAGGCAGCAGACCGATGCCGCCGCGACCATGAAAGATGGTCGGCGTGTTCGTGTAGGTTCCCGATCCCTGAATGGTGATGCCATTGACGAAGCGCGCGGTGCCGAGCGGATGGTTGGGATTGTAACCATGGGTTAATCGCGCTGGACCAGCGTTCCATGCCGGGTTCCATGATACCCCAAACGGGTAATAGTAGACCCCAGGATCGACATACATCGTCCCGCCATCCGCGAGCGCCTGCAATCCAAAGCGCGGCTCGATGAACTGCCGCGACGGGCCGACGAACACCTCGGCAAGCAGCGGCCCGGTATAGGGCGGCGGGTCAACCCAGACTGGAAGCTGCGCACCTTCGCCCTTGAACTCCAGGGTGATGACCTGCGCAGCCATGTTCTTGATCGGGTTCTGATCGACGTTGATGATCTCGACCCATAGCTGATTGGTGCCGCCGGAGATCGGCAGATAGATCAGGTTCGGGTGGTCGTAGGTCTTGGAATTGTCCGCACCTATCGGCTGCCCTCTGTGGGTGTTGGCGTAGTTGAAAAGGATGTGACTGCTGCCGAGCGACGGGTCGCCCTGGTAGATTTTGAGGTTATAGAGCGGGGCGGCAATCGAAGGGGATTGGAGCGTCAGGCCAAGCACGCCAACGTCGGTATCGTCCGCCAGCGGTTGGTTCAGTTGCAGCGCCATGCTGTTGCCGACCGCGATGGTGATACCGGTGGTGGTGGTGACGACCGGCGCGCTGCCGTCGCCGAACCCCGAGGTCATCGCCGTAACGGAGACGCGGACGTTCTGATCATTCGTCGGGCGGGTTGAGTCGTAGCCGGCCAGGAACACGTTCGACAAACTGGACGGGATCGCGGTCTCGGAAAATCGCTTGTTCGGCATCTTTATCGGGTTCCTTCCTGCACCAAGACTCCGCTGTCGTCTTCCAGGGAGAATTGCGCGCCATCCTCGGCCGCGAACGGCACCGCCGGTTCGAGCACCGATGGCAGGGAGGTGGTGCATTGCTCGGTGTGTTGATCGACGGCGGCATCGAGCAAATTGAAGATCGGATAGGTGCGGTCGAGTTGCTGCCGCAGTGAGAACTCCAGATCGGCGCGCCCGATGTATTGGTTATTGATCCATTCCGGCACCTGAGAGATCGCCTCGACGGTGCGCAGCTTCAGCCCGGTGGTGGGCGTGATGCCTTCCCAGTTCTGCGGAATGTAGAGGTTGTCGCGCAGCAGCAGCGCAAGGTCGTTGCTGTTGGGACCATAGATCGTCGCGAGGAAGGTGATCGTCTGGTGCCGGGTCAGCACGTCGTGGCCTTCGCCCTCGCCGTAGTGGCGGATCGCCGGATAATCGTCGCCCTCGACGCGGGTCACGCCGAACGCCATCCAGTTGACATCGACCGCCGGCTGCACCGGCGGCGACGGCTGCCAGCGCGGGCGCACCAGATCGCCAGGGAGGCCGACCATGGCGGTGATGGCGACCTGCATGACCGCCTCGACCTGGGCGGCTGTAGGGGGCACCGGAGGGGTCGGAAGGACAACCCCGCCGGTGGCCGACGTGTTGCCGCTCACGCGCCGCTATCGGCCCGCCGCACGGCGGCCTGTAGCCAGAAGATCATTTCCATGAGTTTCTCGCGCGCGCGTTCCGAGGCGTGGCTGGCGCCGACGTTGTCGATGACGGTTTCGCAGTGCCGTTTGAGATCAGCGATCGCGTCGCCGATCTGCGCCTGCTGAATGCCACCCGAAACCCGCATCGCGGCTTCGCGGATGTCGTGCACGCTGGCGTCTTGTTGGTCCTCTGGCATGGCGCTCTCCTATGGGGGACCGAGCGGCGGCAGCAGACTCTTGAAGCTCATGCTGCCCTCATAGTGTCCGTTCAGCCCCGCGAAATTACCGAACCGCTGCACGCTTTCAATCTGGAACCGCGCGCCGCGCCATTCGACCGCGTCTGGCAGCGTGGTCTCGCTCGCGGCGGTCAGTGGGAACACGGTGATGATGTCATAAGCGCCGTCCACCCGCGTCGCATCCGGGGTGTAGACGTGCGAGTCGGCGCCCGCTGACTGCACCGAGGCGGTGATCTCGATGCGGCGTTCAACGATGACGATACGGCCGCCAGCGTCAACGAACTGATGCTGCCGGACGACGGTGACGGGATCGCAGAAATCTGCGTCGAGCACCTCGACAACCGAGATCAGCGCCATCGCGTGCTGTATCCCTCTTTGCGGACCACATAGGTGATCGCCGCCCGAAGTTGCCCGGTGTCGATCAGCGGCCGGATGTTCGGATTGCCCGCCTTGTTCCTCTCTTGCGCCCAGGTGCCGAGCGGCTTGCCCTGCTTGGATAGCTGCATGAGCTTGCGCCGGCCCGCCTGTGTGCGTCGCAGGCGCGCCCTGATGGTCACTGGCGACAGCGGGGTGAACGGTGGGGCTGGGTCGGTGATCTCCTTGACCACGCTGTTGCGTGCGATCATGCCGGCCCGGTGCATCGATGCGTCCGGCGGCTTGCCGTCCAGCACTTCCAGCGCCGCCTTGCGGAACTGCGCGACAATCTCTTTCTTCGCCTTGCGGATGCCAGGATGCAGGAACGGCCGCGCCGGGATGTTGCGTGCTGGCGAGCCGTGTTCATGGATGAAGGCGAGCGTCGCGTTGTTGATCGGCTGTGTCGCGTCCCTTCGCTCGGTCTTTGCCGCCGGAATGCCGACGAACACGTCGTGATTGGTCAGCGCGTCGACGCGATCGAGGAACGCCCCGACCTTGTCAGCCGTCATGCGGATGTCCATCAGACGGTCGCCACCGGTGTCCATGTGCCGGCGCCTGCCGAGACGTAGAGGCGCGCGCCTGCGGTGCCATCCGTGCGGCTGTAGATCGAGCCGACCGGCTGTGTGGCTGCCGGTGCGCCCGTGCCGGTGGTCCAGGTCGGCCCGGCGGTCGAGCCGGTCTTGACCGAGGTGAAGGTGCCGGCGGCTGGGGTGGTCACACCGATGGCAAACGCATTGATACCGGTGCTGGTCACCGAACCGATGTCGGCGCCTGCATTGGTGACGAACCAAGCCGCGCCACCGATGACGAAGTTCATGCGCCCGGATGTGGTGTTGATCCCATAGGTCGTGCTGAACAGTGCGATGTGCTTGGACAGATCGTTGTTCGCTGCGGCCAAGACATTCCCATAGGAAAGTCCGCCGCTGAGCGTCAGCAGTCCGGTGGACCGCGTGACGGTGAACACGGTGCCGAGGTTCGTCCCGGTGTCATCATAGCGGGTGAGCAAGAGATCGGCCCCGGCATTGCCGGTGCTTTCAGCCGTGACGAAAGAGAGTTGCCAGCGGAGTAAACCGCCGCTCTGCATCCGTATCGCGCGCGTCGCCCCGGCTGGCGCATTCATCACCATCACGGCGTTGCCGCTGGCGGTCTGGCCCACCGTGAACGTGCCGGTCACTGTCGTGCTGACCGTCGTCAGCAGGCCCGTCAGCGTGCCGCCGCCGATTGGCAGGAACGGGAACACCGCGCCAGCGACGGTCGGGTTGACCGCGAAGTCTACGATGCCGGTCGCGCGTGTGATCTTGAACGGCGTGCTAATGAGCGTGCCGGTGTCGCTCCAGCCTGAGATCGTGAAATCACTGCCGGCATTGCTGCCGGTTTCCGCTGTGGTGCTGCCAATCTGCACAGTCCAGCGGTTCACCCCGTTGCGCCGCGCGCGGAGATACCCGGCGGCTTGCGTGCCGGTCCCAGCAGCATTGAACTCGATCAGCGGCGACGCGGTCCCTACCTGCTTCAGAACCAGCGCATCGTTCGAGGCAGATGCCGTGATCGTCAGTGTGTTTGTGAGATCGACCTTGCCGGTCGCGCGTGTGATCGTCAGGGCCGGCGCAGTCAACTCCGTGCCGGTGTCGTCATAGCGGCGTAGATAGATATTCGACCCTGCATTGCTGCCGATCTCATCGTCACCGTCATCGGTGCCAACCTCTAATGTCCAACGCGATGATCCCTTGGCGTTGAAGCCGAGATAGGTGCCGTATTGATTTAGCTCGCGGCCAAGTTCGAGACCCGTCCAATGCGTGGCGCCCGCCGCCGCCTGCATGAAGGCGTAGCTGTTCGAGCCGACCGCCCCGGCATTGATCCAGCCCGTGGCGACAAGGTCGCCGCCCACCGTCAGGTTGCCGGTCAGCGAGCCGCCGGTCAGCGGCAGCACCCTGGTCCACGTCGTGTTCATCCGGCCATACGACGCGCCATCGGCGGGCGCCTCGCCGACCACACCGGCCTCGGCGATCGCCGTCGCATCGATCACCAGCTTGCGCCCGCTCGGATCGAGCGAGGTGGGCACGCCGACCCAGAGCCGCACCGGCGTGTTCTGTTCGACGCATAGCTCGCCGTCCATCAGCACACCCGCTGCCGGCGGGTTGTTGGGCAGCGGCGTGCGGCGGATTTGCGTGATGTTGGTGCGCGTGCCTGACATCGATCAGCCTACCCAGCCATTCATGACGCCATACGACCAGCCGAGCATCTGGCCCTCGACCAAGCCCGACGTGAGCGCCAGTATCTCGACGCCGCCGGTGCCAATGACCTGCATCCACCAATAAAGCTGCTGCCCGTAGATCGTGTAGTTCCACGGCCCCGCGCCATCCATCGCGGTGCTCGAAAAATCGAAACTCACCGAAACCTTGCTCACCGATTTCGATGAGATCAGCCCTGCCGCGACACCCGGTGCCGTCGCGCCCGCGCCAGCGCTTGCGCGAAGCGCCGCGTATTGCCCGAGCGACAGCATGTGCGCGGTGAACAACTCGACGCCGAGCGGCAGGTAATATCCCCAGCGGTAGGGGTTGAACATGACCGAGCCGGTGTCGATGAAAAGCTGCACCCGCGCATCGGGGTAGGTCGTCTCATCGGCGAACTCTGGGAAATGCGAGCGGAAGGTTGCCGGATCGGTGATGGTCGAGGTGGGCAGCATCATCGGCAGCGGCGCCATCGGCGCAGCCGCCGGCACGGCGACGACGTCGCTCATTTACGGCCCGCCAGTTTTGCCTGATCGCCCACCGAAATATGCGTTCGATTATCCATTGCCCACGACGGCGGGTCCTCGCTGCGGATGCCCGAGTTCATGCCCGACGGCGCGGTGCCGCTGCCGGATGGCTGCACGCTCGATTGGTCGGTCTCGATGTCGTAGCCGGTGCGTTTGCCACCGACCCAGGACTCGGCGCCGACGTCGGCGCTCTCGCGTTTCTCGTTCAGCGCGGCGGCGACCGCCTGCTTCTGCGGATGCCCGGAATGGACCATCTCGCTGATGTTCTTCGAGACGGTTTCCTGACTGGTGCCCTCGATCAGCGGCATGTCACACCCCCCCCCTTCAGCGACCCGGCCCAAGGCGCGGGAACCCAGCGCCCATGCAGACGATCAGATCGTAAATGAACCAGATGAGCGCGATGAGGATGATCGCCCCAATGATGATGCGGATGATCTGCATAACGCGCCCGCCGGTCGGGTCGACGCCGACCCAGGACAGGAACCACGGCACGAGAATATGCAGGATCGCCACGACGGCACAGACGATGACCAGCCACACCAGAAGGCTGAACAGCCACGCCAGGGAAAAGCACATCGGTCACCTCGCTCTATAGGCCAGCCCCGCCCGCCAGGGCGCGCCACACAGCGGCGGGCTTACGGTGCGGATGATGGCAGGAAGGAAACCGCCGGCCCGTCCAGCGCGTCGGCAGGCCGCCCGACGAAGGTGTGTGATTTGCGCTCGCTTGGGTCGAGCCAGCCGCGCATATCTTCGATCGGCGGCGTCGGGTCGACCGGTGTCATCGTCTCTGTCCCAGGCGGCGGTGGCGCGACCGGCGGGGCCTGCGCCGCCACCGGCTCATTGCGCCGCACCGCCTGCATCACCTCCAGTTCCGCCTGCTGGTAGTTCGGCGCCATCTGGCGCGGCGGCGTGACGTAGCCGGCGAGGTGCGCCTGCACGAACCAATGGTCGGCGGTCGCGGCGTCCACCTCGTAGGCGCCCGGCGCGAAGCGCTGCATCCGACCTTCCTCGACCTGGAAGTTGAACGCCTTCACGACGTGAATCAGCGGCATTTCGCTACCTCCCAATAGCGAAAGGCACGGCCCCATGCGGGGACCGTGCCTCTCAAGGTCGGCGTCGTGGCGATCAGGCGCCTGATGGCACCGGATGCGGTTCCTGTGGGATGCCGACCACGATCCAGCCGGTCACTGGCGTCCAGGCGGTTTTCCACTCGATCCGGCCGCCCTCGGGTGTCGTCGGCGGCAGATCAGGCGGCAGCACGATCGGATGTTCCGGGTGAGGCTGCGGTGCCACCGGACCCAGCCCAGGGCGCGGATCGGTCGGCCCCCAGATGCCAAGCGGCGGCTCGGCGCCCGCTGGCGGGATGTAGATCGGCGGCGTCGGGCGCGGATCAGTCGGCCCCCAGATGCCCGGCTGCTGCCCAGGCAGCGAATTGTCGGGATAGGGCGGGTTGTAGATCGGATGCGTCGGCACACCGGGAGGCCGCCCAGGCGGGAACGTGCCGCTGCCAGGGTCCCAGCCGGCGATCGGATTGGTCGGGCGCGGATCGGTCGGTCCCCAGATGCCAGGAGGCTGTCCACCGCCCCCACCGGGCACCTGTGCCCATGGCGGGCTGTAGCCGGGATCGACCGGCCCACCGCCACCGGCGTTGCCGATCGGCGTGATCAGAGCGAGGAATGGCTGCATCAGGTGGTCTCCTTGTTGAGCGGACGGCTTGGTCGGGATCGGTGATCGCCCCCGCGTTCCGTGTGTGCCAGAGTGTAGCCAACGCGGGCGGCGTCACCGTCGAGCCTCACCGCGTGGGTTCTTGGCTCTCAGTCGGTTGTTCGTAGAGTCGGGCACGCACGGCGGCATCCTTCGCTTCCAGCAATTTCCGCAGCGCCATCGTGCGTTCCGGGTTGCGCGGCAGATCATTCACGATCCTCCGCGCGAGCACGCCAAAATGGCTCGACACCTCTTGCAGCTTCGCTGGCAAGTGGTCGTAGGCGAAGAATTGCAGGATGGGTTCAACGATAGGATGTTCCGTCATAGTGCGGTTCCTCATGCGAGGTCGGCAATAGGGCGGTCGGCGTGCAGCTTGTGGCTGGGTAATCTGCCGCCCGCAAGGCTCAAAAGGAAAATGACGAATCAGATGCCGTCGCGATATCCGAGCGTCTCGGGGTAAACCACCTCGATCACGCCAAGGCGGCCGTAGTAGGTCGTGATGTTGTAGATCGAGCGCCATTCCAGCGGCGTCCGCTGCAACGGTGTCATCGGGTAGCGCACGCGGTCATACTGCTTGGTGTAGGCAACCATGCGATTGGTCACACCGACGCCAACGCCGGTCAGCCACTTCAGCGGCTGAATGTTCAGCGGCTTGCCGTTCAGGTTGTTGCAGATCGTGTTTTCTTGCAGATAGCGCAGCAAGCTAATGTTGCCCGCCGTCGAGACTTTCGCCGATACCAGAACACCGAAGCTGGTCGGCGGCACGCGAAGCTGGTCAGGACACTGCGCATAACCCGATGCTGTCCAGACCGAGGTCAGTAGTTCGTTGATCTGCGCAATGATCGGATCGGGCGTTCCGATCGCCCATGCACCACCCGTGACGTTCGTCAGATTGGTGACGGACGCATGGTTGACCAGACCGGCCGTGCCGAGTGTCGAATCGCCCGTATAGACAAGCTGATCAGTGTCCATCAGGTGCTTGACGCGCATCACCTGATATTTCTGATCATCGATCGGGCGGCCCACACGCATCGCCGATTGCAGTTCCGGTTGCGTGTAGGAAACCTCCATCCCCCAGAGGAACAGCGGCTGCGGCGTCTTGCCGATATCCAACTGTGCACCGGCAATGGTGTTGACGTTCTTGCCGATCCAGTTGATGCCGGCCGGGTTGATACCGCCCGCCACCGCGAAGCTGGAATTGGTGAACGACGACACTTCGTCGCCGACCGTGACATCCTCGCGCAGATCGATGTCGCGGCCCCACGTCACGCTGTAGAGCGGATCGTGGATCGTCTGGTCGAGCCGTTCTAGCTCGCCGATCAGAAACGCACCCGTCGAGTCATAGAACGACGTGTCGTAAGTCAGCAGGCCGCCACCTCGGCGCCCGCCGCCGCCACCGGACCAGCCGGCCCCCCAACTCATGCCATCAGGCATCAGCTTTCCCCTTTTAGCTATTCGATTGTTCAGAGATACGCGCGTAGATACGCGCGCGGGTTACTCAGATGCCGAACGCGATCTGAGTGATGCCGTTGGCATCGGCAGGCCCGACGAAATAGGACCGGCCAGGGCACGCCATGACGGACGCCAGTGTGGTGCCGTCAGCAGTGATGCCGCCGGGCACTTGCCCGCCAGCCGCCGCTGCTTTCCAGACATAGACAGGCGCGCCCTTGGTGGCGGCCACAGCGCCGCGCAACAACACCGACATATAGCCGCGCACCATCACGTTGGCCGGCTCCATGAGCACCCCGGCGCCGCCCACGGGCGGGATGTCGACCCCCAGGCCGGCTTGGTTGGAATTGGTGACATACGGCCGGATAAACAGGCCGTAGACCATGCCGCCAGCGCCGGGTCCGGTGGCTGGCGCATCGCCGGTCACCGGCACGCGCACCTTGCCGGTGGAGTCCATCACCAGCCCCGCGCCATAGAACGTCGGCGCGCCGGTCGGGAGAATGAACTGCGCCTCCGTATCATTCGTGTGGGCGCGATCCGGGGTGCCGTTGATGCCGGCCCCCATACGCAACAGAAAAGCAACCATTTGCTCTGCCCCTCCTTTCAGGGTTTCACGACTTGTCGGCTCGCGGGGCGCCCGTCTTGCGTGCCGCGTCCGCTGCCGCCTTGGCTTCATCGGCCGCCGTCTTGGCCTCTGCCGCCGTGGCTGCCTTGGCTTCGGCTTCCGCCTTGCGTTCTTCCGCGAGGCGCGCCGCCGTGACGTTCGGCGGTTCGGTCAGCGCCAGATTCGGATGGAGTTGCGCCCATTGGCTGAACGCGGTGCCCACCTCCATGCTGTAGAATTTCGCATAGAGCTTCCGCTGCGCGCCGTTGTTGGACGACAGGTGGTGGAACAGTTCCATCAGGCTGCCGCGCCACAAATCAGGCACGAACACGGTGCCGCCGACATACTGCGCCCAGGTCGGCGACAGCACCGGATCGGTGGCTGGCGCGGCTCCCGGCATCGTCCCCAGGATGATCGGCGCCACCGGCGTCGCCAGCGTCCAGCCGATCGTCGGGTTGTCGTGAATGATGCACCACGCCAGCCCCGGCCCGACGCCGTCGACGTCGGCCGGGTTATATTCCATCGTGATGATGACCGAGCCGTCTGTTGCGGAAATTGCCCCCGACATCAGTGAATGCTCCCCTGTGGTCCGAGGCCGCCGTGCTTGGCCCAGAACTCCTGATTGCGCTTGTTGATCGAGCGAATGATGCCGATCTGCTGGTCGCGGAACGCGCGCGGATCACCGTCCGAGGCATAGACCGCTTCGCTCGGCCGCCCGCTGGCGTTGTTGTGCTGGCGCACCCGATCGGACGCATCGAGGAAGGCCAGCCGCACCGCATCACACGACATCGTCTTGATGCTGTCGGCGGTGATGTAGCCGCCCACCAACGGGCCGGTGCGCGCGTCGGTGAGCGCCTTGGCCAGCGCGTTGCGGCGCAGGTTGCACACCGCGATGGTCGCCGCCTTCGGCCCCTGTGCGGCGTCGATCGTGGCCACCTTCATGCCCGGCGCGAGGATTTCCGCGCGAGCGCGGGTTTCCTGCATGAAGTTCTTGAACCCGGCAGCGAGCCGGCCACGATAGGCGGCGTCGCCCATCTTGGACGGGCCGGTCTTCAGCGCCGGGTCGGCTTCCATCAGTTCGCCCTCGACGCCTGACGGCGCTTCGGCGACCTGCGCGCCCTCGGTGCGGCCGGTGGGCAGATCGTCGTCGGTTTTCTTTTCGTCGCCGTCGCCGTCATCGTCTTTCTTGGCGAACGGGTTTTCCTTTTTGTCGTCGTCGTCGCCCTTGTCGTCGTCACCGCTGTCGTCTTTGTCGTCGTCGCCCTTCTTGGCGAGCCAGGGCGGCAGTTCGCCGTCCTTGCCGGTGAGGCCGTCGAGCACGCGATCGAGCTTCTTGCCGATCGAGTCCATCGACTTTTCGAGCTTGCCGACGCGATCGGTCAGCGCCGCATCACCGGTCGCTGTCGCAGCATCCCCACCGTGGTGGTGGTGGATGATGGTGGTGTTGCCGGGGCCTTCGTCACCGTCCGGCTCGGCGTGTTCGGTCTTTTCGAGTTCCTCGGCGTCCTTCATGATCTGCGCGACCGTTGCCTTGTCGCGCGCGAGAAAGGCTTGCGAGATGTAGTCGCGCAAGGTGCGCTTGCTCATGATATCCCTCCGTTGTTGGCAGGCGTCGCAGCCGCAGATCATTTGCGGTCTGCGCTCGGCGTTCCGGCGATGTCATCATCCTCCGGGTAGTCGACGTTTTTCAGGTCATCAGGACGCCGCCATGTCTTGGCCTCTGGCAGCCCGTGGTCCATCGCTTCGCCGTCCGAGATCACCTCGCCTTCGGCGTCGCTGTCTTCGTCGTAGATGACGATCTTCATCGGCGTCATCGAGTTCGGTCGTCGCTTCGGGTCGTCTGCCATCACACCACCGTGTAACATTTGAAAATGTATTGGTTGGTCTTGGGCTTATGCTCGATCTCGTAAACCTCGATCGGCTGCCCGTGGCGCAGGATCACCTCGTTCTCGCTGTTAAAACCACTATCGGCAGCCCATAGACCAAGTGCGCGAACACCTTTACGCGCGACGATCTGATACTGGATTTTGTTGCCACTCCATCCACCCGGCGGCTTACTGGCTGCGGCCGTCGACATAAAACCTTCAAGGCTGGGACGCACCACCTTGCCGGCACTCAGCGCCGCGATCGTCTTGTTGATCATACCGGGCGGATATTCATCCTGCCCACGCCAGACCACCATGTCCTCTTGCAGCACAGCGTCATCATGCTCGAACAGGTCATCTATCAGATCGATCTGCTTTTGAATGTGCGGGTTGACTGTATGGCCCGCCTGATCGGCTTCGCGTAGTCCGCTGTTAATGGAATTTGAACCGCCCTTGTATTCTATGCAGGCGTCGCGGGAGTCTGAGTCGATTTTCTTCCACCAGTTGCGGTCGAGCGTCTTCGCCGCTTTCACCGCATCAGGGTCACTGGCAGCGGTCACCTTGATTGCGTTCTTGTGCAGCTTTTGGCCGCGCGCCAGCTTCTGCTGGTTCGGCGTCTGATGCACACCGGTCGGTTTCTTCGCCAGCGACTGTGCCGTGGTCGGCGTCTGCGTTGTCGGTGCCGGCGCCAGCTTCGCAGCCTTCAGCGCGTCCACATTGACCGGCTGGCCGCCGAGCGCGGTGATCAGTTCATTGGCGTAGGTTTCCGCCGCGCCGCCCGAACTGCCGCTAGAGTTCGCCAGCGCCTCGGTGATCGCGGCGATCTTCTCGGTGTTGGTCTTGCCGCCGACGCCAGGGTTG